GATATTGCCCTTTGCAGGTGTACCGACAAAACCCTCAGCTGTCAGACTGAAGAAGTTACCTTCGTGCAGGCAATAACCGCGTGCGGGCTTACCTGCTTCATTGATATACTGATCAAGATTCTTCTTGCGTTCGTCATACATGACTTCGGGCGCGGCAATTAAAACGATGTCATTCATAGCATCGTCTGCTGCCGGGGTAACACCGATAAATACCTCACGTTCGCCTTCTGCGAGCTCCTTGAGTTTAACTACGCAGCCGTTTTCAATTTCTTCAGCCACAGCACCATCTGCGCCCATATACTTGACGGACACAAGACCGGCTCTGACATCTGTGCCGAACATATTATCAGTTCTGACAACAGCGTACTTCTTTTCGTTTGCCATAAGTAAAATCCTCCTAAATAATTATTTTGTGATACCGTACTTGACAAAAACGCCGCCATACGGTTCTGTTGCGTCTGTATGAGTTGTTTCTTCAACAGGGAGTTTCGGTGTTCTGGGTTCGATAGAGAACTTAGCACCCGCGGTTCTGCCAAGGATCGCGTAGCACTTCTCCTCGATCGTATCAACATTCATACCGTCGCTGTTTCTGCGAAGGTCTTCGAATGCTTCGACGCCGGAGAGCTTGTCCGCAAATCGACCAAACACTTCGCTCTTTTCTTTTTCGAGTGCTTCTGTCTCGATGTTCTTCTTGAATTCCAACAGTTCGTTCATTTTCTCTGTCATTTCGGAAATCGTGATTTCTGCTTCGGCATACTTGCCCGCAATAACAGATCCTTCTGCAATGCGTTGTTCCATCTCTGCGTAAACCGCAGCAAAGGGAGACTTCTGTTCGCCATCGTCGAAATCTTCGATGACATACTTTACTCTCTTCTTGGAATCGAAATCAACGACGACATTGTCACCGTCCATCGTGTAAGTAAAGCCGTAAAGCAGCCAATCGGAGGTGTCCCAGCAATAAACTTCTCCCTTTTCGGAATCAAAGTCTACATACCAGTATCGAGTTCTTTCGCCCCATTCGGTTGTAACCTTCTCGACTTCAAGTACATGGTACATTTCTTCAATCAGATTGCCTGTAAGTGCGAAGTTATCCGTGCCTTCTTCTTGACCGTTGTTATTTTCAGATGCGTTTTTCATTGCTTCAAATTTTTCTCTGAGTTCATCCAGCGAATAATCATCAATAGAAAAATCAAGAGATTCAATGTCGATGCCGTATTCACCGGCGAGATTCATCTTTTCATCCAAAATCTCATTTCCTCCTTCCGTTTCGTAATTCAGTGGGTGTGTATCATCATCCTCATTTTGAGGTGTGGTGATCGAAAAATAATTTTCCTTGAGTTCTGCCATCATCTCTTCCATCTTGCGCTTAAATTCATCTGCGCTGAAGATTTCGAGACGACTGCCTTCGAAACAAGGTTCTTGATTGCCGAGAAGACAAAGTGCTGTAAATTCAAACTTGTTGATTTGATAGAAACCATCTTCTCGTTCTTCGCCGTCAAAAACAGTAATTTCCATAGAGTGGTCGATCACACCGTTCATATTTTGAACAATATGTCTGTATGCATCCTGTCGTTTCCAGAGGATAACATTCTCGATAACGAGATAGCTATGTTCTACACCGTTTTCATCTTCTTCTGTAGTAAAATGAAAAAGGGCGTGGTCGGGAACCACACCAATGGGGTCTGTTAAATTGACTAAGCGTTTCTTGCCGTCGCTGCTTGTAGCAAGTGCGATATCATGACCTCCGATTTCCTCAGAGGCGATGTCATAGTGACACACAACCGGTACGTTGTATAACGAAGGGAGTGCATCTACGACAGCATCTTTGGAGATAGAGGATTGGTTTCGGTTATCGCCTTCATACATCACCCAGAGCGAACCAACAGCAAAAGATGTATTGATTTCCGAAATATTAGTAAGCTTGGCGGCACCGAAATTCAGGTTCAGTTTTTGTTCCATATGCAATCACCTCCGTATAAACATAATAATAAAGCCCTGCAATGTGCAGGGTTAGAATGAAATCGTATTTGATAGAGCAAAATTTATGGAGTTTTCAGAAAAATTCAACTGTCCATTATTGTAGAAAATATACATACACTTCTTATCGTCAGATTTGAATAATTTGTATCCGCACATCAGAAGCATATCTCTTGCGTCCGTATCAAATACATAAATAAACTTTTCCATGATAGATCAACCCCAATCATCCTTGTCTTCTGCAGATTGCTCTCCGGAATCGGTTAGTTCTCCAATGTCTTTCTTTGGGGCACCGCCTTCATCCGTCGCGCCTTTTCCTTCAACCGACTGTTTTCCGCTCATCTGTGTGGAGCTTTGCAGCGGACGGAAAAGATCCTGCAATCCAAGTACCTGTCCTTCAAGATAACTCATTCCGTCAAGTTGTTCCTGTCCAAGTCCCTGAGATGCCGCATACAGACTAATTGTGGGAAGTCCGTATGACGCCGCTTTGAGATATGCGTCTCCGAGTTCTTTTCTGTTGTAAGGAGAACAATCAAGGAAGTTTACACGGAAGTTCTTTCCGTATGACTGATACTGAAGAAATCTGTTAATGACATCCCCAATGCTTTTTACAATACCGTATGTAATTGCCTGGTCGGACTTGATGGAAAGCATAAGCGCGTTTGCGGACGCTTTATCGTTATTGAACAATAGAGAGGATACACCGGCTGCTGTATAAAGGTTCTGCTCGGCTTCCGCGATTGTGTTTGTGTCGCCCGTGTTGGACTTCTCAAAACTGATCTTTTTCATTTCCATCGGAGTTAAAACCGAACCGATTTCCTCCGGTAGAATTGCGTCGAGGTTTTGCCAGAATTCTTTTGCTTTACCGAGATCGATACCCCATGTTCCATCGTCGTTGATGGGAAGTGTCATTGCAATCATGGCATAATTTTCGATCGCCGTCTTTGTCAGTTTGAGCTGTCTGTAATCTTCGAGATCATAAACTTCTCTGAGAATGCCGGCAAATGGAGGCATTGAGTAATCCGTAATATCCATATTACATTTGACCGCAAAGGATGTCGGAGAATCAAGCTCAATCCATCTGCTTCCTGATCTGTCTTTCAGATAGATCGATTCGTATTTTGACTTGAATTCCGCAGGATAGAAGTCGAGCATGCTCTGTCTTGAATCGAAATAAGAGAAGTCGAATGTAACATTTAAAACATTCCCTTCAATAGATGAGACAGAGCAGTATGTGCTTGGTAACTTCTGAATGGTAATACTGTCATTTGTTACCCACATCGTACCGAAGAATGTATCTTCTCTGAGTGCAACAGTCAGAATCTTGGGGAACTGTGTCTTGATATTCATAGAAGATAACATGTTCAGTGTTTTCCGATAGTTATTATTAACCGTCTTCACGTTTGCTTTCTTTGGATCGATCTTATACGGTTCAACAATATAAGAAAGGTCTGAAAGTCCAACAAAGTATTGGATCAGGCGGCGAAAATGCGGACTCGCACCGTACATGTACACAACAGCATCACGAAGCTGCTTTTCGTAGCGGTACGGATTGGATAAGTATGTCTGGATATTGTCCTTCGTGTAAAGAGAGAACGTCGGAGTTTCGGTGTTCTTATTTAAGTCTCTTGTAATCAGATGGTTTAGGAGCGCAAACCGTTCTGAAATTCCGATCAACCCGACAGGAATATCGGAATGTGTATTATCTGTGCTCACAGACTTTTCTTCCATATTTATTTTCACCACCTTCTATTATCTTCTTCCTGCGTATCTTGGAGCTTTAACAATGAAGATATCTTCATTTGTTGTCTCTGTACGCGCTCTTTTAATCATTTTATTTTCAACCTGAAGTGCGACATAATAGTTATAAGACAGACTGGAATATCTGTCCTTACGCATTCCTGATTTTTCAAAAATACGAACCTTACCGCCGGTTTCTTCGTGTTGTAGTTTTGTAAGTTCATCAATCAGCAGCGTTGTGTGTATATAAGGCATTTTCAGAACCTGCTGTTCTGCAAGACCGAGAGACTGATAGCCGCGAATTTCTGATAAAATAGTATCAGCTTCGTATTCAGTTTCCAAAAGTCTAACTCGTCCACTGCGGAACGCTTCTCGAAGCAGAAATGCGCAGTCAGAGTTGAACTGCTGACTTGCCTTAATCGACCATATAACCTTCGGTGCATTTGGGTCGGTACACCGATCTGCCATCGCCTTGTCGTTAATACAGGAAAGAGCGGGGTATATCTCTCCGCTTTCCGGATCAACAATGTCCTTCGAAAGCGCATCATATACGCCAAGACCAAGCCCGACGGTATCAAGAACAATATAGTCACATTCGTACTCATCAAACATCTTTCGTATAACGAGTGCTTGTGCTTCTGTTCGAAGACCTTCTTGCGATTCTGAATAAACAATATTGCTGACATATCTGCCGGCTTTTGTCATATTCATTTGGTTCACGATCAGAGACGATGCGTCGTTGTCATGCTTTCTGCCTTTACTTGTCATCAGCGCGATATCTGTTGATAGAATTCTGATTTCGCCGTTTTGTTTCGGCGGTATCTTTACGTACTGTGAATTACCAAGCATCGACGCCAGCTTCGCAGGAAGCATCGGATGCTGTATTTTTCTATTCTTTGATATTGAGTTGAAGTCAAAGAATGAACCGGATCCTGCTCCAAAAAATAGAGATTCATATTCCATTGCAAACTTTACTTCACTGAAGTCTGTTTCTGCCATTTCGTCTGCAACGGTATCGGGATCGAGCAATCCTTCCGCGATTGACAGCTGATAGGGAAGACTGCATACGAACTGCCTCTTTTGTTCGTTCATCATCAGATTGAACGTATCTTCGCACTTTGTATATGACCAATGGTCAACCCAGTACGCAGAACTTAAATACATCGTCATGTTCTTTTCTTTGTTGTATTCGTTCTTGCGATCTGTTTTTGATAAATCTTCGTACTTTGGCATACGCTTCTGCGTTAGGAATTTGCGAAGGATCGTGTCGATGATGTCCTTTGGAATCATACGGAACTCGTCCAGCAAGAGCAGGTTTGCTCGATTACCTCTGGAGCTATCACGCGCTGTAACAACTTTGATATAGCTGCCGTTTTTGAATACGATCTGTGCGTTCGTGCCGTTTATCTTGGTTTCTTTGTCGTTGATTTCTGACGCAAGCTCTGGAGAGTTTGGTTTCAGTTCGAGTAGTATTTTTTCGAGAACATTTAAAGCCTGTCCTCTGGTTCCCGACGCAATACAAATCTTCGTGCCAGGATATAAAATACATCTTGTTACGCAAAACACAGCAGACAAAAATGTCTTACCGATACCACGTGCGCCGATGAATACAACCGTAGTCGATATATTCATCATAACAATCATGATCTTCTGAAACAGTCGAAGATCAAGATGCAAGTAATCCTTACAAAATCGATGCGGGTTATGTCTATAGAATGCACACCATATCGCGGCGCCCTGCATAACACGATCTCTTTTAGTCATGGTTCCATTAGAGATCATTCCGGATCACCCCCAAACACTTCGTTGAATACCGTTTCGTCATCATCATCTTCGTACTCCGGCTTTTCGACACGATATTTGTCAATTTCATTTTCATAAATCGGAGAATACGCATTCTTAATGTTTAACATCTTTGACAAATGCCCCTTGAACCATGTCTCGATATAACGAATGATGCCATCCACATCTTTCATTTCAGGATCAACTTCAGGAATCGGTCGCTGGTTTTCCCATCGTCTGATCCATACACCAAACGGCGTATTTTCAAGTGACGCATCTCCGTCGTCCTTGTTCTGCGAAGGCTTTAGGTTTAAGCTGCCGAGAAGCGTATTCAGCATGTTGATATTTTTATCGATTTGCTTTCCGGAAGCTCTGTTTTTGTTAATGGATATCTCAAGATTACAGATCTGCCGTATCAGCGCCTCCGTACCAACGTCAAGAACAGTATCCTCTGGAAAACGAGACATCCAATATCTACGTCTCTGCTCAAGTTCACGATACATTGATGTTGTGAACCCGGGTCCCCAGAATGCGATAATTTCGTCCGTAATTTCTATGGAGTCATCAATTCCAATAATTTCTTCGTTTGAATCAAGACCGTCATCGGCGTCGTCGAAATCGTCGATGTCTTCCGTAGAAAAGTCAGATGCGTCTATATGACTCCATAACGCTCCTTCATCAGAAAGCGTATCGTCGTAGCACTTTCCGGCATATCTCGTTGTGTTTAGCTTAGCCATATACGCCGTCATCATTGAGTGTGTTGTGTTTCTCCGCTCAACATCTTCAAATATTGTTTTATTCCAGTACAAATCAAGTTTTCTACACACCTGTCTTACAACAGCAGAAGTATCTTCTGTCTGAGTAAGGTATTTATTGTACATATCATCAATGCATGTTTTGCAAACAGGAACATATCCGATTCCTTTATGTAGAGCGGCATAACTGACAGGGAAATACCCCTTACGTCTTCCATAAGAAAGTCCGCATCTGGAGCAAACCACATTGGTTTGCATTACATCCATCGCTGACATTATTCATCACCGTCCGTATCAAAGTCATCATATCTCGGATCCGGATCGTTTCTTTGATTTTCATCAAGAGAAAGCTCGAAAAACTTTGCCGCGAGTTTCAGACTTTTCCCTGAAATAAACTTCGGTGTGTAATGACCATCGATTACACACCGTTCTTTGGTATCTGGATGAAATGTAGATCGCTCTTGTCGGTATTTTAAACCGAGTGCGCCGAATCCGTGTATGGATACCTCTTCGCCGTGCTTCAGAGCGTCTTCGATGACATATAAGAAGGCATCCATAATGGAAGTTAAGTCATCAATATTGAAAATTATTGTCTTTTCTGCTTTTTTAACTACAAAGTCGCTTGAGTTTCCGTTATCATCAGATATATGGAGTACAGTTTTCCCTCCCGGAACTGTCTTTTTGATGTTTTTCTGCCGAAGAAGCTCGGAAGCTCTTTGAATCAATTCCTTTTTATTCATAATATCCTCTCATTCTGGTGCTGAATTATAAATCAGCAAGTCCTTTTTGTTCCGGTACAACAATACCGTCTTCGTTAAAATACATACCGAGCTGTTCGTCTGCCTGCATATCAACATACACAGGAACCATAGAGATATCAGCCCAGCCGATATACTGTTGGATGACTGTGTCAGGTATGCCGGCTCTTTTAAAGTTAGTTACGGTCATATGCCGCATTGCGTGCCAATAAAAATCGACACCTAACTCTTTTGTGAATGTTCTTGCCCAACTGTTCATGGTTGAAATACCAAGACTCTTCGCCGGATCGTCTTTGTCCGGGAAAAGCCATTCACTCTCAATTCCATTTTCTTTTCTGTAATTCATCCATCTGTCAAGATATGGCTTGAACTTCTTTGCCAGACAGAAGCATTCAAGCTGTTTGCCATTAACACCGCGTCCTTTTGTTCTGATCGGAGAGCTCTTGTAGAGCGCACCGCCGCAAACAAGATGGTCGTCCGCAAAGTCGCTTGTACGGAAACGAAGAAGCTCGGCTTTTCTTCTTCCGGAATACAGCGCAAGTGCGAGGGCGCATGCCTTGTCGTACTGCTTCTTTTCTGTTAAAATAGAAAGAAGCCCGTCAATCTGCTCATCGGTAAGAACTGTTTTTTCTCTTACCGGCTGATTTACGGGACTTTCTACTTTGTTTATAATATTTCTGAAATTTGGATATTCATCATCAAGTACAGATTCTACGAAATTTCCAAGACTCGACAAAGCTGCCTTTAATCTTTTAATTCTTGCCGGACTGTTCTGATTCTCATTCAGAAGCCAGTTCTGATACTTGACAATCTGTCGCTTTGTCCAGTCACAGTAAAACGCGTTGTCGTTATGTTCCAGACACCAGACAAATGCGATCTGGATATCGTTCTCATATCCGGCAATGGTAGCCTCGCTTCTCTGCACAGATCTCAGGTAATCCAAAAAATCTGCGAGTAATTCTTTGTTTTTGGAATTCACCCGAGACAGCTGTTCGGGTGACGTAATTACATTCATTTTAGTCGCTCTTGCCATATCGGGCGATTCCCCCTTGTGTTAATTTTGGCGGCAAGTGTAGGAATCGAACCTACGCTCCGTGTAAACGAAGAACGGTTTAGCAAACCGCTGCAGTACCTCTATGCTTAACTCGCCGTATTTGCCGAGCCACTGCCCGGCATCCGGGGCTTTTCATCCGGCTGTCGTCCGCGGACGACAGGCTCTATTATTATATATTATAATTTGATCCCGGAGCCCGTGGGTGTTCCGAGTACTTGTTGGAGCTGATGATAGGATTTGAACCTACAACCTGATGATTACAAGTCATCAGCACTACCGATTGTGCTACATCAGCACATTGGTGGAGAGGGCAGGATTCGAACCTGCGAAGCAAATTGCAACGGAGTTACAGTCCGCCTCGTTTGAACCACTTCGATACCTCTCCGTATAATCCGTATCCCGTAGATTTACGGGATACAGAGTGATTTGTTGTATTATGTAATTTTCAGATCAACATCGTAATAGCAGCGCACACCAGCCGTGTCGCATACATATACCATCTGTTCCGGTCTTCCAAAAATACGTTTCTGCACACAGTAGTCATCCATGCCAAGGAATGACCCTGCCATCATTGTCTTAATACCTTGTACGCCGCTCACAGAATTATGATGAAGATGTCCCGAAATTACGCCATACAGGGGTCTTTGTGCCATTGTTTGCAATGCCTGAACTTTTGTGTCAGATCCATCGAAGTCGCCATGCACCAGACAGTACGTCTTCCCTCTGATATCAAACAGAGCCATAGTTGTGTCAAGCTTTGATGTGCATATAGAAACATTTTCGAAATTCTGAAGTCTTGCGCTAAGATACCACTCGATCAGATTATCAAGACGCTCGGATAAAATTGCATCGTTTTTGTTCGGATTGATTCTACTGTGGTTTCCGGCAACGCCAACGTAGATTACCTCGTTGAAGTGATGACTGAGTTCGCATAAAAACTCTGCAATCAGTTCAGAAACGCCTGTTACCTGTTCGATGACGTCTTCCTTGTTTGACACCGCTATGGATTGATGTATCGATCCTGAGATACAGTCTCCGGCGCATACAACATAACAGTTTTGACTGCCGTGAGTCTGTGCGATTGAGAGAATCTTGTTAAGATAAAGTACCATCATTTGCTTGCATATGGATGAGTCGTAATCGCACCATGCATTATGAACGGCAGCACCGTAGTGAATATCGTGAAGGCTGACGATCAGATCATTGTCTGAATTTGGAATTGTAACAGGGCAAAACTCAAGAGAGGGAAGATTTGCGTTGATAGATTCGGCAATAATTTCTGCAATCTCTTCGTATCGAGCTCTTTCGTCAAGAAGCTTGTTTAACGCATTGCGCTGATCAAAGCATTTGCGTCGTTCAATGCGAAGCTCTGCGGTCTTCGTTTCCAGATCAGACAGAAGTTTCGAATCCGAGATATTCATTACCTGCTCGTCTTCAATCAACTCCATCGTTCTTCTGCTTCCGTACATCATTCTTCGCGCAACGTCACTGGAATATGGCTGTCCGTACACGTATTCCGCAAGTTCTGAATAATCGATATCAGAGAGCGTCTTGTCTACAAGTTTACCGTTGATCAGTCGCTTATGATGATCATATCTGGACTCGTTAGGATTTCTTTCCAGTACGCTTATTGGAATCACCGCCATCCTGTTTTGTAGCACCAACAGCATTTTCTCCGCGCGCTCTGTTTAAGAACCGCAGCACAGCCGGGTTCTCCTCGCAATAATAGCGATGACGCTTTGATTTCTGTTT